AATTCATAGGCAATTCCCGACGCTCGGAACAACGAACGAAGGGGGGTTTGGGCCTTGCTTTCGCTAACCAGTTGAAACCCCTGAGAACCCCAAGGTCATAGGTTCTCAATAAAGCGCTTGTCATAATATATGACTCGGCTTTGGGGAAGGTTGGAGGTACTATTAGAACTGGGGTTGTAGCCCGGCATTGATAGTTACCTACAATTTATATCTGCACTGCCGAGGATTTCCTTTACGGTTTTTGCGGCCACAGTTTGTCTACTGCAGCTCTAAATCCGGGTTCTCGCAGTTTTTCTTCATACTCCGCTGCGGAAAGTCTTAGAATTTCCTCTTTTGTAATCTCCAGGGTCTTGGGGCCGGTTGTGGCTGCATTTGCGGCGGCATGGCCTGCTGTGGCGCTCCAGGCATCATCGTGCCGCGAACCGGCATTCCCACCGGCATCTGCGGCCCCCTCTGCACGCCGCCGGTGTGCTGGTATTGCCAGCCGCTGGTGTCGTCGCTGCGGGAGTATTGCTCTCGCTCGAAGGGGGTTCGGTTGTTGCTGCGGCGCTCGGTACCACGGTATTTGCCGAGGGTGTGGGCGCTGCCGATGGTGATTCGGGTTTTTGGATCAGAGTATCTCTCAGATCCGCGAACGCCGATTCCAAATTCTTCTGAGTGATGGAGAGGTTTTTCTTCTCCAGCCACTTAAATAAGTCATTTTTGTTGCGGGGGTGGGGGTAGTAATCTTCGTTGGCCGACAGGAAATTGTCTATTTCTGTCTGCGCTTCGTCTGCCCGCTGTCTAATTTCCGCGTATCGTAACCGGTCTTGCACAACCGCGATAGGCGCACCGAATCTAATTTCATCCGCCAGAGCCAGCCCTTCTACCACTTGTGACGGATCAGCCAGCATTTTGGATAGCTTGGTTCGTTCGTCTGCAGTGGGGACGCGGCCTCGAAATTCTTGAATAGGCTTGGCGGGGTCGAGTTCGATCAGATCGCCTAGTTTACGGGCGCGTCGTTCTGCGTATGCCTTGGAACTAGCATTACTGTGGGCGGCGGCTAGTTTTGTAGCGATGCCCTCAAGTGTGGTATCCTTGAAAACCTGCTTCGGGCCGACAGGTTGGCCGGATTCAGAATCAACCGGCTGGTATTCAATTGAATATGTTTTCGATGCTTCGTCAAACTTTACTTCGGGTGTTGCGACTCCCATTGGGGTCTCCTAGGCGTTTATTACGCCGACAGGTGGATTTGTGTTGCTGGCTTGTTCATTTTATGAACTAAGAATTGGGAATTATATAGATAACTCCCGCAAGTAAACAAAGGAGATAAATATGTAATTCCCTAAGAATTTACTTGACACGGAAACTGAAAAACTGGTAACTTACTTTGCGGAGGCGAGGTAGAATTATGATTGAGAAGAGCGAAACCGTTCACTACACCGTGGAAATTAAAGAAGTGGCCACTGGCAAAATCTCCCTCTGCCCGTATGAAGACGAATGGCAGGGGGTCGTGTTTATGTGGGAGAGCGGAAACTATTCCTGCGATTGCAACCGAGAAATTTTCTTCCGCGCGGGGGCTGGTCTTACCCCTTTACCCGAAGATGACGAAAACAAATGTGGTAACTCAAGATACCTGGTTCGCATTACAAACAAGGAAACTAAAGAGATAGTCCATGACGAATTCGTGGAGACCGTATAAGGCTACTGACGCACAATAATATCCGCTATGCGCTCTTTGTCCATCATCAGTTCCTTGGCGGCTATAGCCTTGGTGTCGGCGATGTGTTGCTGGGTAATGGCGTCTACAATGTTTCGTAGGTCGCGGAAACCTTTGTCCATCGCGTATGCCACATCCATGGCGGCCAGTCTACGCTTAGTTTCGTGGGGTGCGATTTCCATGGCTTCGTCCCTAGCATTCTGGATGATGATGTCCAAAAGCTTATACCAGGTTTCAACGGCTGTGGTGGAGCGGAAGGTAATCAGATCGATTTTTTCGCGGGGGGTTAGCTGTTCTAGGGCTTTGCCCGCTCTTGAATGTTCCATTGGATTCACTTTCTGAATACGGGATACTAGGAGAGAACATGATCTACGGACACGAGGGTACGATTCACCGTACTCAAAAGTTGAATATCGAAATAGATAAAAGAGGCGGTGTAGTTTCGGTGTGGTTCAGATGTTGTGCTCTTCCTTTTGATGTGACAGTGGTAGATGAAGACCGCGCAATCGAGATGGCGCATATGAGTGATCGAATCAACAAAGACGTTAAACTGAACGCTGTGGATATCGAAAACAAGGATATGATGAAAACTACTCACACTTATGCTATACTTGGCGTATCAATGCGAACCTATGACGAAATCAGGGAAAAACTCGAAAAAGCGGGATACTCCGATCAGTTTCACGATGACGGTCATGAGGAAGTAATCGACATGCATGGGATTGCAATCGGCTTGGATATAACGGAGAAAGTTTGATTTCCAGTAAAAGCATCTTCCGTGTGTACTGCGGGAGCCACCGCCGACTCGACAAGAGTGGATTGCCAAATGCGAGCTTGCGTGGCAGTCATAATCGGGCGTGGAGAAGCGATGTAGCGGAACACGTGAGCCGCACTGGATGTTAACTACTCTCGTTCGCCCCGAACCCGCCAGTAGCCGCAGGCACGCCGAGTAGAGCTTCTGGTTCTGCTGACCGCTTGGCTATTTCTCGGAACATATCCCGAACAATCTTGGCATCGTTTTGCTGGTCTACGATTTGAGATTGGTTGTTGGATTGGTTGTTTTGAACAGCCATGGTAGCCTGGGCCTTGGCCATGGGTGAGTTCATTTGCTGCTGTTGTTTCTTGGCCTGGACTTCCTGCGGCGTCATGTCTACGATGATTTCGTAGTAGTTCTTGAAGCCGGAGAGGTCATGGATCATGTGGAACAGTTCTTCGATGTTGACCTTCTTGAATGAGATGTCTGAGAGTTGTTGCATCAAAGGTGCGTTCTCGAATATTTGAATCATCAAGAACAAGGATTGCGCCATTTGTTGCTTGGCAGCTAGGTGAGACCCGGCTAGTACTTCAAACTCCGCCGAAGCGTTCTTAAATTCGAGAGGATTAAATTGGAAATCTGGCCCGAGCTTGTCGCCCAGCAAATCCCGGATATACGAAGCCGGAAGTTTCTCTACGTTCAGTTCATGTATTTTGTAAAGAAGGGGTTCATACACTTGTCGTACAAAAGCCTCTGCAAAACCACCAATACGATTCATGGTGGCCTGAATCAGACCTGCAGCACCTGTACCGCTTCTACCTATCTGGCCGCCACTACCTGTAGTTGATGCTCCTGCCACCAAAGCCTGATTGGCTCCCGAGGTCATTTCGACTCGGCTTTGGGACATGGTAATCTGTTCTAGGATTTGCGGTGGAATAACAGGCTGTTCCAGAATCGTGAAAGCTTTGCGTGTATCCTCGCCATCAACAGTAAGAATGCCTCCGATACGCTGTCGGATTTGCTGCTCTTGGATGTTAGCCCCGCGCAACCGCACGAACATGGGGTTAACGATGAGGGAAGCGAGATCCAGACAGGCGTTGATAAGTCCTGCTTGAACTCGTTGTTCCACCCCGATAACACGACCCAATCCAAGTCCCCAGAATGCATCTGGGATATTCCACCAGTTGACACTGAAAAAGGGGATTGCTCCGAATTCGTTTGGCTCATTGCGGATCACCTTACTGCGCTGGAGGACAGTAATTACTTTGTCGTTGTCCCAACGCTCTAAAACTTCCAGAGGTTCATCTAGCGGGTCTTTCGTGGTCTTTTCAAAACGAGGTTTCGCGTGGTGAATAAAAGTAGTGCCCTGAACAACTGACTCAGAGAAGTTCGGGCCGGTAGGCTGTTCCTCTGGCGGCTCAAACCAAGACTTAATCTCAGCTTCACTCGGCAAATCATACCGGTACTGTTCGTTACCGTTTTCGTTGATGTAAGTTTCTTCCGCCATCCTAATTAAATCGCGGTAGGTCAAATACAAACGGTCGATGACAAACTTGGCTTTGCGAATGTCAGGGACGCGGCAGCCAGGATCAACAAGAACGTAGCGGATATCGCGGTTCTCGAATGTCGGCGTGTACACCTGAATTTCAGTGTCGATCTTTTTGAATTGATCGGAGCCGGGAGTATCGATGGAAACCGCAGGCTGGCCGGGTGTAGGATTGGCGAAAGAAACGGGAGGCTCGGCCTGTACATACTTGCGGACTTTTTTGGTATAGGCTTTGAAACCCCATTTCCAAATGCCGGTGCCGAAGAGAAGAGCGGAGAACAGCCCCCATTCCGTTTCGTTGCGAACCTGCATCTGGTCGAGCTGAATTGCTTCTAGCTCGGTGATGGCGCGAGTTGCGTTTTCAGTTAAGCTAGGGCGAGGGCGCAGTTTGAAAGCGGGGCTTTCGTAATAAAGGCCATTTAAAATTTGTGGGAGAATCGAGTTCAGAGTCTCTGCGACCACGAAGCGTGTTACGTTGGAGCGAGCTGTAAATGTTCCCTCCCACATAATAATCCCAGGAGGACTCTGATACAAAAAATCAGCTTCTCGCCATCGCAATGCCCAGTAGGAAGTTTCACAAAAACTATCGGTTGTCGCGGTGTCGCCGACAGTCATCTGTAACGCAGCATCGTTGTCGATATCCGAAGGACTGTGAATACTTTTAGGGTCTATCTGTCCTTGAGGATTAGCTGAATCTTTTTCGATGAGCGCCAAGTGTTATCTCTTTCCATACAACTGTTCATCTATAGTGTTTAGCACGGGGGCCGGACCATACCCGGTCTCGAAGAAATCCATCGGCATAGCTTTGGGTGCTTCTGGCGGGGGTGGCTCTACCTGCTCGAAGATTCTGTCCATCTCTACTTTTTGGCGTAGAAGTCTTCGCATGGTGTCTTGCATTTCTTGCTGTGTTTTTGGTATTTCTTCTGCCGGTGGGGCGAAGCGGGCAAGGTGGGCTACGCTGTCCACGATGTCATCTTTTCGGTTGCTTCCCGGCGAAAACTTTACAAACTCGTTTATCACGTCGTCCATGATCGGAATTTCAGCCGAGAAGAACAGTCTGTCGTTGAGCAGTAAACCTTCCAGCATCTCTGCCCGCGTTTCCTTGGCGTCCTTCTGCGTATCCACGGGAAAGAATTCTATCGGGCAGGTCTGGTAGCCGAGTTTGCTTAGCTCTACACGGATGTCTGTTTCGAGAAAATCAGCGCCCGGAGTACCTTCGATCTTGATACTCTCTACTTTCCAAGTCGCTGCTTGCTTGGCTATTTGGTAGGCGGTTTCGTATTTGCTGAACCGGCCTCGAACAATCTCTTTCACGAACAGGCGGCCAAAGGGGTCGAACCAGCCAATCGTACCTACTGTAAAATCTCTACGCCGGTTTTGTGTCTGCCGCGAGAAAGCCAAATCCCAAGCCGAGATAGCCCGGTACAACTGCGGGAACATTTGCTGGTCTTCCACCCGTACAGTATGTGAACGGATGACGTGTTCGGTGAACTTCACCTTGCGAGCTATGTAGGGCTGGCAGAGACGCTGACAGGAGAAAATGTAGGGATCGTCGCGCTGCTTGCGCTTTAGGAACTGGTAAGTCTGCTGCTCCTCTCCTTTGCCGTCAAAGGGAAAGAGTAGGTCGTAGTCGTCCTTGCCGAGTTCGTCTTCTCTTTTTTTACGGGAAGACTCCTTGACCTGCCAAGCCGGTCTACGAAGAAACTTTATTTCTTCCGGGTGGTTTTCCGCCAGAAGGACTTTCTGAGTGTAAGCATCATCCTCGTTATAAGGAGTTCCAATAAAGTCCTTATAACCGGTAGCCATAATAAGATCGGTAGCAAGACGGATAGTCTGTCCAATGGTGGCACGCTGTTCGTTCGTCGCGGCGGGACCGGAGTTCGCGTCGGAAACACAGTCATCGAATTTACCCACCTCAAAGTGGTAACCCGACTTCGTGGCTTTCAATCCGAAAGCGTACAGCGTTGGCTCGATACCTTTGAATTCGCTATTGCGGGCCGGTGTGGTAAATTCGCCCTCGTCTTCGCGCTTTAGAGCCGAAATACTATGCTCTGGAAACAGGCACTGAAACCAGGACATATTCAGAGGTTTGTCTTTTACTTTCTCTGTCCGCACGAAGTAGCCACGGATCTTCTCGATGAAGTCCACGCTCAGACCCTCGGCAGCGGTCAGGATAAGTAGGCGGATATTTGGAAAGCAGGTAATCCACTGAATGCAGTCCGCCTCGTCACAGCTAGACTTGAAGGAACCGCGAGGAGCCATAATCAGGCGCTCTTTCACGGTGTCCTGCTTAGCGAACGGAAGATCGGGATTCTTCTGCACGAAGAAACTGCACATCAGTCGGTGCGGAGAAAACCCCTGTGGATAAATGCTATTAGGATTGTCGGGGTCTTGCGTCCAGTAAGGAGACAGCGGCCCCTTACAAATCCTGCAATCCCCTGGAGTGGGGTTATGCACAAACAGGTGGTCGGGACAGTAGTAGGCGTCAGCCAGATCGTAGCCGAGAACGTATTTCGCAGCCCAGAATAAGTCTGTTTGGAAACGATACCGCTCGTCCCAAACCGTATCGAACAATTCTGAGTCTTCTTTGTACTGGTGACCGTCTATTTTG